TCAACCGTAACGACTACCCAATTAGCCTCGGCTACAAGCGTTGGCGGTACTGTGACCTTCAGTAAAACGAAGTATCCCTTGCCGCCTGATTATGAAACCGTTACAGACAATACCCATTGGGATAAGACAAAACATTGGCAAATGCTTGGCCCAGTTGACGCACAGCAATGGCAATGGCTTAAATCAGGCTATATTTCAACAGGCCCTCGGGTTCGTTGGCGTATTCTTGGCAATGAATTTCAGATATGGCCACCATACAGCACCCTTGAGTACCTAGGTTTTGAGTACCGTTCTAAAGGCTGGGCAAGAAGCGCAACAAACCAAGTAAAGAATAGCTTTACAGCCGATACCGATACAACCGTACTAGACGATACGATTATGGTTTTGGCTACCAAGCTAAAGTACTTCCAAATCAAGTCGTTTGATACTACTGCGCTGCAACAAGACTATATGCGCTATCTAAACATAGCCAAGGCTAACGATAAAGGCTCTGCTACCCTGTCTTTTGCACCACAACCAAGTGCCGTGCTTATTGGCTGGGCTAACATACCCGACACGGGGTACGGTAGTTAATCATGGCAGTCGCTAAAGGTCGTACAGCAAGGACTACATCGCTACCCTCACCTATTGGGGGCTGGAACGCTAGGGATTCATTGGCAGCAATGTCACCATTGGATGCGGTTCAACTGGTTAATTTTTACCCTACCCCTACTGATGTAAGTTTGCGTAAGGGCTACACCAAGTCATCAACAGGCATTACAGGTGCAGTTAATACGCTAATGAACTACACAGACACTTCAACAGCAGAAGGTTATAGGCTTTTTGCTGCTGCTGGTGACACCATTTATGATGCTACGCCAGCTACGGCAGTACCCGTATTTACTGGTTTATCTAACGATAAGTTTCAACACACCAACTTAACTAATGCCGCAGGGCATTTTTTGGTAGCGTGTAACGGTGAAGATCCCGTACTTATATTTGACGGTTCAGTAGGCTATTACATTGCCACAACTAGCACCGCAAGCGTAATATCTAGCATTACTTTTTCAGGAACTACTGCCACATTAACAACTGCTACCGCACATGGTTTGGTAACAAATAACAGAGTAGTTATTTCAGGCGCAAGCCCAGCAGCCTATAACGGTGCTTTTGTAATTACCGTTATTAGTGCAACCCAGTTTGAATACACAATGGCTAGTACACCAGCTTCAAACGCTACCGTAGTAGGTACATACACAGTTACAGGCATTACAGGCGTTGATTCTTCTACATTTATCAATGTTAATTTATTTAAAAACCGCCTTTATTTCACCCAAAAAGACACATTAGCTTGCTGGTATTTGCCAGTAGATTCCATTGCTGGCGTGGCTGAACCTTTATTTTTTGGTGGTATTGCCCGTAATTCAGGCTATTTACAAGCAATGGGTACTTGGACTATTGATGCAGGCCAAGGTGCTGATGACTATGCCGTATTCGTTACTTCAATGGGTGAGGTTATCGTTTATAACGGTACAGACCCCGAAAATGCAGATACTTGGGCGTTAAAAGGCGTATGGCAATTAGGTCAAACCTTTAGCCGTAGGTGCTTCTTTAAGTGGGCAGGTGATTTGCTTTTGCTCACCCAAGACGGTTTAGTGCCATTGGCTTCTGCCCTGCAATCAAGCCGCTTAGACCCAAGAATTAACCTGACAGACAAGATTTTCTTTGCTGTAAGTCAAGCAGCTACAGAATACTTTGACCTTTTTGGCTGGCAAATTAACTACTTTGCTAGTGAAAATATGTTGATATTGTCTATTCCTACTGGAAACGGTATGGAACAGTATGTAATGCATGGCATTACTAAGTCATGGGGCAGATTTACGGGTATTCCAGCTAATTGTTGGGAAGTCGCTGGTGATACTGGTATGTACTTTGGCGGCAACGGGTTTGTAGGCAGGTTTTATGAAACAAATTCCGATGCTGGCACAAACATTGTTGCAACTGCACAGCAAGCCTACAATTATTTTGAATCACAGGGGCAGTTAAAACGCTTTACCCTAGTACGCCCTATCCTACAGACAGATAACGGCTTGCCGACTGTTTTATGCGGTATTAGCGTAGATTTTGACACTATCCCACTTACCAACCAAATAGCCTTTAACCCATTAATTAACCAAATTGGTCGCTGGGATGTAGCAACTTGGGATGGTGCTAACTGGGGTGGTGGTTTAGTAACAACTAAGATTTGGCAAGGCGTACACGGACTAGGCTTTAGCGGTTCAGTCAACCTTAATGTGGCATCGCAAGGCATCGAGTTTCATTGGGCAAGTACCGATTATGTAATGGAGGCTGGGGGTGTATTATAATGTAATCAGTTACAGGATATTACATAATGACACAACCAGTAGATGTATTAGGGCAAAGATTTGGAAGGTATTTAGTAGTTGCAAAAAGTGACAACCGCACCAAAGCAATGAAGCAAATGGTGTTGTGTAAATGTGATTGCGGGACGGAAAGAGAAGTTGTTGTAGGTAATTTGCGTAGCGGTTTGACTACTTCATGTGGATGCTGGAAGGATGAAAAAACCAGCGAAAGAAGAAAAAAGCACGGCTTAAGCAAAACTACTATGTATTACAGGTATAGGGCAATGATAAATAGGTGCTATGACCCTTTACATAAAGAATTTCACAATTATGGTGGTAGAGGTATAAAAGTTTGCAATAGATGGTTAGAATCAGTAGAAAATTACATAGAAGATATGGGTTTTCCACCATTTAAAGAGGCGCAAGTGGATAGAACTGACAATAATGCAGGGTATTCAAAAGAAAATTGTCGATGGGCTACGCCACAAGAAAACTCTTTAAATAAAAGGAAAATGTAATTGCGTAAAGTAACTACTGAAGATCAGAAATACATGGGTGATTGGCTAGTTCGGATGATGAACCACCCGTTACCCGAAGAAACAGTATGCATTGGGCAGGAAATTGACGGAAATTTAGTAGCAGTAGTAGGATTTGCTAGTTTTATGCCAAAAGCGTGTCAAATGCACATTGCGGCAGTAGACGAAGTAAATTGGATGAGTAGAGATTTATTGTGGGCGGCTTTCGATTACCCCTTTAACAAAATAGGTGTTAGCGTTATACTAGGTCAAGTTTGTGCAGATAATGAATCTGCCTTAAAACTAAACCGACACCTTGGTTTTAAAGTAATAGCCGAAATCCCTGATGCTCACATGGATGGTGATTTAGTGATTATGGCTATGAGGCGTGAAAATTGTCGCTTTCTAGACATCAAATGCCCTTTAAGAACAGCAAGAGGAGAATGACATGGGTGGTGGTGGATTTTTAGGACTAGGGCCTGCGCCAAGTGCGCCAGCAGCACCTGATTATGCTGCGGCAGCTAAAGAAACAGCAGCAGGTAATTTAGCGGCAGCACAAACTGCTACGGCTGCTAACCGTGTAAACCAAGTTACCCCTTACGGAAACCTGAATTATGCTGAAACTGGCACAGATTCCCGTGGAAACCCTATTTGGACTGCCACACAGACTTTAAGTCCTGAACAACAGCAAATTTTGAATATGCAAAATCAAGCTAGTTTAGGCTTGGGTTCTGCTATTACATCCCAATTAGGTCAAGTTCAAGATGTAATGGGTCGTGGTTTTAACCCAAACATTCCACAAACTCAAACTGATTTAGGTTCGCAATTTGTAACCGACCCCAATTATGCAAGCGGTATGCAAGGCTGGGACAAAGCAAATCAAATCCTACAAGCCCGTCTACAGCCGCAAATGGAACAGCAAAGCAATGCACAAGCGGCACGACTAGCAAACCAAGGTATTGTGCAAGGCACAAAAGCATACGAAAACGCTATGCGTACCTTTAACCAAGGTCAAAATGATTTGCTTACTAATTCGCAGTTAGCTGGACAACAAATTGGTCAAAACTTGTTTACACAAGGTTTGCAGGGCGGTCAATTTACCAATCAGGCTTTAATCAATCGTGGCAATTTTGGCAATCAAGCGCAACAACAAGCATTTAACCAAGCCCTTACTAGGTACAACCTGCCACTTAATACATTAAGTGCATTGCGTACTGGCGCACAAGTTCAAAACCCATCTTTTGTAAATTCTGCACAACAAGCCACAACAGGCGGTGCTGATATTTTAGGTGCTAGTCAAATGGGTTACAACGCCCAAATGGGTGACTTTAACGCTAGAAACGCATCACAACAGAACTTTAATAGCGGTTTAATGGGTTTAGCTGGGGCTGGCATTATGGCTTCTGACATCCGCATGAAAGAAAACATTAAACAAATACATTGGCTGCCTAATGGCTTGCCAGTTTACGAATTTGAATACAAACCTGAGTTTAAAGATCACTCTTTGGCAGGACACGGTAAGTTTGTTGGCGTTATGGCTCAAGAAGTTGAGCAAATGTACCCACAAGCAGTAACTACCCTTGAAAACGGTTATAAAGCAGTTAATTACGGACTATTGCCATGAATAATCAATACGCAAACAATCCTTACATTATGCAAGGACAACAACAGCAAGATTTAA